TATTAGTCAAACAATAGGACGTGTAATCCGTAAAGGTGATGTAAACAAAAAGTTTGGGCTTGTAGTGATACCAGCATGGGACAGGGTAGGTATTACCACCTCACGCAAAGTAGAGGCAGTTGTTGATACTATATTCAACAAGGGACAGGCAGCAGTTTCAGTGGTCAGATCATAAAGTGTCCACCAAATCCCCCAAACTACTCAAAATGCCCTATAATAAGAACATGAACAAAACAAACACACAAATTGAATATCAAGTCGTCAGAAATTTCTTCACTGATGCACAATGGGATGTCATAGATATGGCACTAAATGAGTTTCAAGACCATGACGATTATGTTGAGGTTCTTGATACTATTGGTGAGAAATTACAGAATGTATTTGATAACTCAGTTGATCAATCTGATCTTATGAATGAAGGTAACTCCGATGATGATACTTTCATTGATATTAACAATACTGGAGGTAAGTATTAATGAGTTCCCTAAGAAATGAAGCACTATTAGAAACTTTATTCGAGGAAGTTTGGGAGGAGTTAGTAACACCTAACTTCAAACAATTAGATCCACAAGATGTAACAATCCTTGAAGATCATGTAGCTACTATTGCTAAACAAAGGTTCGAGGATTACTCTCGCTAATTGTTAACAATGTGGAATGACTTCGCCACTAAAAAGACAGTCACACAGTCCAATTTCTTTTCTTTATTATGTCATTCGACAGCACACAGTTTGTATCATCTAACTTCGCAGAATTCCTGCTTGATAATGCAAACAATGGTAATGAAATCTTGGCAGTGTTGGATGATATTGTAGAGGTACAAACAGTCCTCTAAAGTATCACTAACTGTGCAGAGGGTTAAATGTTAATTAGACTTGGTAAACAAGTTAGGATACATTTAATCCTCTAATCATTTCCCCTTTTTTGTTAATTACCCTATCACCTAAGTGATTACAATGAACAACAATGACTATGCACCAGATGTTAATTATGGGAATCGATTTCCTGATGATTGGTATCTAATGGACGACAAAAAAGAGGTCTTGATTAACACTTATCAGACACAATCTGATTATGCAAAGTGTTACAAACCATACCGCACATTACACAATTATTAATACAATGGTATATGTAATTGGCCTCCTATGTGTTATTTTTGTATGTGCTTTTGTATATTACCTCGGTTTATACAATCCACACTAAACAACAGACCAGTTCACAAACTGGCACACTGAGCCTCCCACTAGGGAGGTTTTTTGCTATTATATAAGAGTGGAGGGGAGAAGGATCTTAAATGACCTTGTACTGAACGAGGTGATCGTACTATCTCCACACCCAAATCACTCTAATTTCCTTTCATCTCATGCGTAAAATCGAAAGAGCAATGAACTTCGCAATTAGCAATAAAGCAGATTGGAGTTCCTCTAATACTCGTGTTGAGTTCAACGATTCTACAAACTGCTCAAGAGTTTTTCTACATGGTCACAACATCGCAACTGTAGACCATGCAACCAAAGCAGTCAAAATCTCAAGTTGCGGATGGCAGACTGTCACTACTAAGTCACGCTTAAATGCTATACTTAGTGAGGTAAAGTTTGGTTGTTCAGTATTTCAAAAGAACTGGAATTGGTATGTTTCATTCAATCGTCAGACACAAGATTTCATCGATGGAATGATACTTGTTGACTCTAGTTTCCTAGAGGTGGCATAAACATTCCCCCTCTTTTTTCTGTCCTTTATTAACACAAACATCATGCAATCTCTATCACAAAATGTATATGATGAGGTGTTACAAGTATGGGTAGGTAACACCGAACACGATGATTTCAATGTTGGAAGTGAACTTTTCTTCCAAATGTTCGGAGTCGAAACTATTGAAAACACCTTACCAATCGGAGGCACTAAGTAATGCAAATCACATGCAAAAATGGAACGGTAGTATTAGATTACTATCCAATTAAGAACCACTTCAATAAGATTTTTCCTAACAAGTATCTTCGCATATTATCATTTAAGGGTGATACTATGATTAAGAGAATCGTCACGGGTGAAACTATGGGTGATGAGATATTAGATAGGGTTGACAATTACGGTTATATAGTAACAGATAACACTAAAGGCTTCCCACAGTTTGCATCAATTAGTGTGGAAACTGAACTCAACAAACTTGCATTTACGGAGGTGTAATCATGTCAGACAAAGTAACACTAACTTATGCTCAGAAAAATGAACTAATTCAACAGTATGTAGAGTTAGTTGTTGATAACATGGACGTTAAATCTATGATGCAATTTATCACTGAAGAGTTAGAAATTAGGTATCGAAATGATTATACAGATGAAGAATTAAGAGAGGAAGTTAATAATTATGATGATGAATTATATGAGGAATTAGTTGATAATATAACTGATGACAAAGAATTAACAACACAAGAGCAAATAGACTATGTTAATTCAAATTTAACAAGTGAAAGTTATGTTGATTCATTATTAACTAGCGGCACAGATTATCCCCCGTTAGTTGATACTGAAGCCACCCATGATTCGGAGGGTTGCTAACAATGAACACAACAGAATTAGACAATTTCAGTATCACAAACAAATCTGATATAGACAAGTTAAGTGATGCTTACGAAGGTAATCTTCTCAACTATTTTTATGGATTTACACCAGAAGAATCTAAACAATTTAATAAACAACGAAAGCAAATTAGGAGAGGTAAGTAACAATGAACAGCATGACTAATTATGAATGGGACGAGCAATTTTACCGAGAGTTAGTAATAGATTACAATTACAGATTTCCCAAGTTTATGGAAATTAATTACCCTAATCACGAGGAGGAAAGTAATAATGAATAACTCAAAGATTCTCCCAAGACGAGATGCGAACGCCGCCGATTTGAATGACATAAGTAATAAGAATGAGTATCAAATATGGACTGATAAAGTATTAACGGAGGCTGTTCAATCAAGACCTCAAAGTATTACTAACTGTAAGGTGACTAGGTATACACGAGCAGGTAAAAATGGAAGAGCAATAGTATGCCCAGAATGTAAAAGTGTTCGGACTGTTTATCATTTTAACTTTAGCAGATTGACATGTCCTGAATGTAAACAATCAGTAGACAAATACGAATGGGGTGTGTTATAATTACATCACAGATTAAAGGTGAGAAGATGTATGAAACCCCCGATCAATTAGCCTCTGATAGTAATATATTAGAGATGACAATCATCGAGGATATTGTGTTACATTGTGAGAATAATCGTGTAGGTCGTGTTACTCAGAATGGGCTGATTACACTGATAAAAGATAACTTTGAAAGAGAAAGATTAAGAAGGAAAAATAGACTTTAATGGGGGCAATATGTGGAAAGATTATCAAGAACCGAAACGACATTGGAGTGATAAACAATGGTTGAAATACTGTTTGATTCATATGCACAACCCCCATATAAATGAGGAGGAAAGAGAATATTATAGAGAGAAATACTATGACTTAAGTAATAAGAATAAGCAGTGAAGTTTTCCACAGTTGTTGTTAGTTTCTGTGGAAAACTCTTAGAATAAGTATATTTTACCCTCATAAATAGCAAATTAAATATACTTTAGTGTTTTAATCGTTTTCCACAATGTTGTTAATAATGTGATGTAATATGTGGAATAAGTGTTAATTAGTGGTGAAATTGTGTGGATAAATGTACCTCAGAGTAGTGATCTTAGCGAGCGTATTATAACACGAACGCTCTTAAATTACAAGACCCTCGTTAACACTTTGTAGGGTTATGTTGGTTTCATAATATATAAAGTTTTCCACATAAATATCATACACTTAGTTGACAGTTTCTCTTAGAGATTGTATACTAGTTGTAGTTACTTTTCACAGTGCAATTCCATGACAGTTTCTTACAGTCAAGGGCTCAAGAGTAAGTATAGAATAACGCTGGAATTAGATGTGCTAGATGACTTTAATCCGCATGATATTGCATGGGATAAAGTGTTTACTTTGGACAGTAATAATGAGTCTGTTAAATGTTACATAGAGGACATAAGTTAGCCTGTCAGTTCTTATAAAGAATGTGCAGCATATTGCAGGGGGGTTGTTGACAGTTTCTCTGCGATATGTTATAATATTCATATATTCGTTTTGACAGTTATTTGGGCGGTTATATGTTATTGGGCGTGGCGGCGTTGCGTTTATAAAAAAGGATAAGTCCCTAACCTACAGAGGTGACAAATCGAGAGCTAAATAAAAAAATTCCAAAAATTTTTCTGAGGTAAAAACCCCCCTTCAATACTTTTTTACCTTCTTGCAATTATGTTGATATTGATATATAATAAGTGAAGGACGACGACACATTATGTACGACGAAACGACCTATCACATCTACGCACAAGATAGATGTCTTTATGCAAACTTAGGAGAAGAAGAGTTTGAAAGTACATGGGAGATGTTAAAGGTAATGATAGATTTGTTAGGTAGTAAGTATACAAAGGATGATTTAAATTATATTAAGTTAGGACCAAAGTGCGGCGTTGGTGGTCCTGGTAGAGTTATCCCGACACCTATGTGGGAAGAAGATTCATATTGACAACTATATAAATGGATGTTATAATTGAATTGAAATTTCAATAAAACTATGGCCAAAGGATTTACAGTAAAAACTGTTCCACCAAAGAAGAGTAAAGCACCAGAATGGGATTATGATGCAATCAAGGCAAGAATGAAAGGAAAGAAGATTGTATTCTGTTTACCTGGTAGAGGTTGTTCATTTATATTTTTAAAGAATTTTGTACAAATGTGTTTTGACATGGTACAAAATGGAATGAGTATTCAGATCTCACAAGATTACTCATCAATGGTCAACTTTGCACGTTGTAAGTGTCTAGGTGCAAATGTCTTGAGAGGCCCTGATCAATTACCTTGGGATGGTAAACTAGAGTATGATTACCAACTATGGATTGACTCGGATATCGTCTTCACATCAGAAAAGTTCTGGCAACTATGTGATCTTGCAGTTCCTGCTGAAGATTCTGATCGAGAGGAAGCACGGATTGCTGGTGGATGGTATGCAACAGAAGATGGCACGACTACCTCAGTTGCACACTGGTTAGAAGAAGACGACTTCCGCAAGAACGGTGGAGTGATGAACCACGAAACTGTGGAGTCGATCAGCAAGCGTAAGAAACCATTCACTGTAGACTACACAGGTTTTGGATGGGTAATGATTAAGAACGGAGTCTTTGAAGATAAGAAGATTGAGTATCCTTGGTTTGCTCCGAAGATGCAGCAGTTTGAATCTGGTGCCGTTCAAGATATGTGTGGAGAGGATGTATCATTCTGTCTCGATGCAATTGATGCAGGTTATAAGATCTGGTGCGATCCTCGGATTCGTGTTGGTCACGAAAAAACTCGTGTAATCTAGAACGTGTCTCGATTTATTATGGAGGAATCTTAAATGGCAAAAATGTATAGCACTGGTGTGGATCTAGTTGAATCCAAACCGAAAAAAACTCGTCAAGGTAGGGGCAAGCATACTAAATATTCCGCAACCTCTCGTAACTTTGCAAAGAAAAGAACACGAGGACAAGGAAGTTAAACTATGCCAGCCTTAATTTGTAATCTACCTGCATATGAAGTGTGGGTTCGTAAAGAGTATCTTACCGATCATCAGAGTGGACATGGTGAATATGTAAAGGGCGTTTGGGTATCGGCAAAGTCGATACCTGGACGTGCAATGTATTTTGAAACATATCTACCAGAGTATGCGGCAATGTATGATAAATTACCTATAAGTGCGTTTTTATCATCACCAGAGAAACCAGATCCTGATATGGAGTTACATAATCTCCAGTTTTGGAATTGTATGGACTATGGTGTAGTTGCAGTGCAGAAGCAATTTATTGGTTCAATGCACTATGAAGTCATGACAAGAGATTATGGCCTTCAAACGGGTACATATATTTGTACTTTAGACAATTATCATCAAGATGCTGATCTAATTGACTACTCTACAAGTGAAAATCCACCTGAACATAAGTCTCATAACCTCATTGAGTTAGATAATGGTCAATTTTGTCTTTATCCGAACAATCGAACACGAATTTATGACAACAGTTTGACACCTGAAACACCAAAAGTGCCTGATTTTAAGGTTTCAACGGTATTTTATCAGGTTGAAAACGGTCATGATCGTGATGGACTCGGAAATGACGAAAATTATTTCTGGAAAACTAGCAAAGAGAGGAAAAATGACAGCGAGTAATGATTTTTTGGACAATTTAGCTAACGATCAGTATCAAAAAATGCTTCGTGAGATCGCAAATGACAAAATAGTGCCGAAAAAAAGTGATAAAAAGGTGCAAAATGACCTTTATGAGAAAAAAGAAGACGATGATTTTTATGAGATAATAGATTAGGTAAAATCGCTGCTAAATAAAGATATATTTGCTCGATTATAGTGCCTGTTCAGCGTAAAAGTCAGTCATTTAAAGATATTAGCATGACTTTTCAAAGAAGTCCTTTATCTTCTGACCTTATTGCAATTAAAAATCAGACTGCTATAGCTCGCTCTCTTCGTAATTTGGTGCTTACCGTGCCTGGAGAGCGATTTTTTAATGAAGATATTGGTTCAAACGTAAATAATTTGTTATTTGAACCTTTTGGTCCTTCGACTGCCTCTGAAATTGAGGATGAAATTAAATCCACTATTGAAAATTTTGAACCAAGAGTTGAATTGATTAATTTAGTTGTAGAGGCTAACATTGACTCTTATGAATTTGACGTAACTATTACATATAAGATAATTGGAATCGAACCAGTGGGGCAACAATTGTCATTCGCATTACAACCAGCAAGATAAATGTCCTTAGTTAATTTTGCAAATCTGGATTTTGACCAGATAAAGACAACAATTAAAGATTATCTTAGATCTAATTCTAATTTTACGGATTATGATTTTGAAGGATCTAATTTATCTACAATTATTGATGTCTTAGCATATAATACGTATATTACTTCATATAATGCCAACATGGTATCAAATGAAGTTTTTATTGATAGTGCTACTTTAAGAGAAAATGTTGTTTCACTAGCAAGAAATGTAGGATATCTTCCAAGGTCAAAAAGAGCATCTCAAGCTAATGTTAGTTTCTTTGTCGATACAAGTCAGTATTCAAGCGTTCCTCAAACCATAACATTAAATAAAGGAATAGTTGCATCAACAGGTAGGTTTAATGGTGAGAGTTACACTTATGCAATTTTAGACGATATTACAGTTCCTGTAGTAAATTCTGAGGCAGTTTTTGAAGATGTTGCTATTTTTGAAGGAATTTATATAACAAAAACATTTACAGTTACTTCTTTTGATCCGAATCAAAGATTTATTCTTCCAAATGCAGGAATTGATTTAAAAACAGTGCGTGTAACGGTTAAACCATCGGAAAATTCAACCGTAACTCAAAAATATAGAGAGGCAAAAAGTTTATTTGAATTAGATAATAATTCAGCTGTTTATTTTGTGAATGAAATTGAAGGAGAAAGGTATGAATTAATATTTGGTGATGGTATTTTTGGTAAAAAGCTAGAACCACCTAATTTTATCGAAGTTTCTTATGTAGTAACAAGTGGATCAGATTCAAATGGAAATAATTCATTTGACTTTAGTGGAAGATTAACATCAACTAGGGATGGTGTTGTCATTGATGGTGGAATATCGCTCTTGACAACCCTTAGAGCGTCCTCTGACGGTGATTCTATTGAGGATATCGAGTCTATCAAGAAGTTTGCAACTCGAATATATTCATCACAGAAAAGAGCAGTCACTCCAGCAGATTATGAAGCTATAATTCCTAGTTTGTATGCTGAGACTGATTCAGTATCTGCTTTTGGAGGAGAAGACTTAAATCCTCCACAATTTGGTAGAGTGTTTGTAACGATAAAACCAACTAATGGTCCATACCTATCAAATTTAATTAAAGACAATATTAAAAGAGAACTTAGTAAATATAAGGTGGCAGGTATATCTTTAGATATTATTGATTTAAAATATTTGTATGTAGAGATTAACACAACTGTATATTACAATCCTAATTTAGCAAAATCTGCTTCTGACATAATTACAACAGTGTCAGATAATATTTTATTATATGCAAAATCAACAGAGTTAAATACTTTTGGTGGTAGATTTAAATATAGTAAATTTGTTTGTATGATTGATGATAGTGATCCTGCTATTACATCAAATATAACAACAGTAACAATAAGAAGAGATTTAAGAGTTGCTTTGAATAATTTAGCAGAATATGAAATTTGTTATGGAAATAGATTTTTTATTGGCAAAGAAAATGGTTATAATGTTAAGTCCTCTGGTTTCTCTGTATCTGGAATTGCTGGTATAGTTTATCTAACTGATATTCCTGACGGTAATGGTGAAACTGGAAAAATGGTTCTAATTCAATTAGATTCTGCAACTCAAGCAAAAATTGTTCGACAACCTGTGGGAGAAGTTGATTATATAAGAGGTGAAATTAAGTTATCTCCAATCAATATAACTAGTACAGTTATTAATAAGGGTTTCCCAATAATTGAACTTTCCACAGTTCCATATTCTAATGACGTAGTGGGACTTCATGATTTATTTTTACAAATAGACACTAATTATACTGTTATAAATGCAGTAGATGATCAAATAGCTTCTGGTATTGATGTTGCAGGTGTGAATTTTGAAGGAGCATCTAGTTATGCAAATGGATCTTTAGTTCGTGGTCCTGTTCTACCTGTTATATCTGCTGCAGGAGCAACCGTAAGTGCAACTTCAACTCCAATCTCAACCGTGATATCAGACACAACCACAACCACTACAACCACCACTACAGCTGCTTCAACCTCATCAAGTGGAGGAGGCACAATGAATGGCGGTGGATCATCCTCTGGCGGCAGTAGCGGCGGTGGTCACGGTGGTCACGGTGGTCACGGTGGTTACTAACTCTCATATTCTTACTAAGATCAAAGTATACAAAAAATGATATCAACAGATCTCCAAAGAGTACAATTACAAAATATAGTTGAGAATCAACTTCCTGCTTTTGTCAAGGATGATTTTCCATTAGTTGGTGAGTTTTTAAAAGAGTATTATAATTCTCAAGAATATTCGGGTGCTCCTGCAGATTTAATTCAAAATATAGATGAATATATTAAATTAGAAAATTTAACAACTAACGCAGATAAAACAGAATTAAGAGATGATATATCATTTAATACTACAACTATAAACGCAACTTTTAATTTACAAACTGAAATTTTTGGAACATATGAGTTTCCTGAAAGATATGGTTTAATTCAAATTGATAGTGAAATTATATTGTACAAAGAAAAAACAGATAATAGTTTTTTAGGATGTGTAAGGGGGTTTAGTGGTGTAACCTCATACGGCACTCATGATCAATTACAATTTTCAATTTCAGATGCAAACCCACACTTAGCTGGAACTAAGATAATAAATTTAAGTGCTTTACTATTCAATCAATTTTTATTTAAATTAAAAAAACAAATATCACCAGGATTTGAAAATAGGACGCTTGATTCTGATTTAAATCAAAGATTATTTTTAAGTCGAGTAAAGGATTTTTATGAAACAAAAGGAACAGAAGAAGGATTTAAAATATTATTTGGTGCTTTATATGGCGAGAAAGTAGATTTAATTGATCCTAAAGATTTTTTATTTAAACCATCAAACGCAGAATTTGTTGTAACTAAAGATTTAGTTGTAGAGGCGATAGACGGAGATCCTTTACAATTATTGAATAGCACAATATATCAAGATGCTAATGTAGATTATGGGATAACTGAGGCCTATGCTCCAATTAGTGATATTGAAAAAATAAGTATTGATAATGAAGATTACTATAAATTAAAATTAGATTTTGGTTTTGCAAAAGATATTCCATTAGATGGAAGCATTTTTGGTGAATTTTCTGTCCATCCAAATACTAAAATAATTACTCCTGTTTCAGTTGGATCTAGTACGATAGATGTTGATTCAACAATTGGATTTCCAAATACTGGAGAGTTATATACTGAATTTGCAACGGGAGTTGTTGGTATATTAACTTATAGATCGAAATCTATAAATCAATTTTTTGGAGTAGGAATAGCAAGAACAACCGATGCTGGCATAACCACAGCAATTAATTCAACAGAAAATATTAGATTGAACGTAGAGGCTTATGGTTACGTTGGTTTTGGATTTACCACTAAAGTATCCATGAGAGTGGGGTCTGTATTATCAGACATATCTATCCCAGACAATACATATGATTACGACAAAAATGATAAAATAAAAATAAAGTCTTTAGGAATAACAACTTCATCAGCAAGAGTTGACGATTGGTTTTATAATATTGCAACAAAATATGACGTAAAATCAATTACATTAATTGATGAGTCTGATTTTACATATACTTTAGTTACGTTTGCTAAAAATAATTTAAGATTGGGTGATCAGGTAGTTGTTGTTGATACAACTGGTAATACTAAAGATTCGACAGTTAGTGATGTCATAAGTGAATTTAGTTTTTCCATAAGAGGTCAAGGATTAATATCAGACGCAAAATTAACTGTTGAAAGAAAAATATTAAGAGGAAAGGTTGAAACATCTCTTTCAAATTATTCTTATATTGAAAACCTTTTTGCAAACGTTCAAAATACATATGCAAGATTTAATCAAGACGTAATGGTTGCCTCCTCAGGCATACCAAACTACTTTGATAGTCCTTTAGATTTTTATGATAGAAAAATTACTTTAGATGGTGAATATGATGGAGCCGAATTTACTATTTTAGGTGTAGATGATCATGGTTATTACACAGGAGACCCTGTTTACTACAGTCCTTTTACCATAGAATCAAAAGATTTTTTTGGAAATATTACAAGAGTGATTAGTAAGTTCCCTGAAATGAACGAGGGTGTATTTTACGTAAACAGATTAAATAAAAATCAATTTCAACTTGCTACAAGTCCAGCTAATATATCTAATAATTCATTTGTTTCAGTATCAGGTATTGTAACTTCTAATACTTTAGAGCCTTTTGAATTTCATGATAAAACAGTTCAACATCAATTTTTAGTAAAGGAGTTTAAAAATCCAATAAATGACGACGGAGTTTATACTACTGAGCCTGGTAGTAGAGTTGGAATGCTTGTTAATGGTGTCGAAATTTTAAATTACAAATCTAGTGAATCAATTTATCATGGACCTATTAAAAAAATTAATGTTGCATCAGAGGGTGATGGTTTTGATATAATAAATCCACCACTAGTTCATATATCAGATAATGTTGGATTAGGTGCTACAGGTCATGTTTCAGTAAAAGGATCTCTTCAAGAAATTAATGTTGAAGATACTGGTTTTGATTATGTTACAAAACCCACTATCACAATTAGCGGTGGTAACGGAAAGGGAGCAACCGCATCTGTAAATACAACTTTCATAGAATATTCAGTTTCTTTTAACTCTACATCAGATTCGGCTCGTGTAGATTTAAATAATGATACAATTGGATTTTCAACTTTTCATAAATTTAACAACGGTGAAAAAGTCATTTATAAGACAGATGGACAAACAGCAGTTGGTGGAATATCCACTGACGCAATTTATTATGTTCACACTGTCGGAGTTTCTACCGTAAAATTATATGCGGATGAAACACAAGCTGTAAATGCAGGTTTAGGAACTATCTCCCTGTCTAGTTTTGGAGTTGGAGTTCATAGATTACAATCTGTTAATCAAAAACAAATTATTTCTAATATTGTTGTTAATAATCCAGGTGAGGGTTATGAAAATAAAAAAAGAACTATAATATCACCAACAGGGATTAACACTTCCTTAAATCAAATTAATATTAATGATCATGGATATGAATCAGGAGAAATTGTAAGATATTCTTTTGATGTAGATAAACTTACAGGTATAAATTCAAATACAGATTATGTTATAACCTCGATTGATAAAGATCATTTTAAATTATCAAGTGTCGGAGTGGGAACAACTTCTAAATTCTTATTTTACGATACTAAACAATATTTAAATTTAACATCTTCAGGATTGGGAACTGGGTCTCACTCTTTTAATTATATACCGATTACAGTTTCACTTGATGGAGAGATTGGAATTACAACTTTTTCGGGACAAGATTTTACAGCAAAAATTCAACCTCTTTTTAGAGGCCCAATAACTTCAGTTCAAGTCACTGGAGAGGGAAAAGAATATGGATCATCAGAAATAATAAATTATGATCGACAACCTCTAATAACTTTAGATAATGGATCTGGAGCTCAAATTGACGGTATTATTAGTAATGGTAAAATTGTAGAAGTGGTAATCAATAATCCTGGAGAGGGATACAATGCTCCCCCTAGATTAACTGTTTCAGGAACTGGTGATTTTGCTAAATTAGTTCCCATAGTAAATGATGGTAGAATTACAAATGTAATAATTAAAAATGCTGGTATAGGTTACACTGGAGGCATAGGAATTGGAGTGACGGTTGATGGGTCAAATGCAAAATTAAGAGCAGAAATTAAAACATGGGGAATTAATTTAGTTAAAAAATATGAAAATATTATTTCTAATAATGATGGTATTTTAGAACCTGCAGAAAATAGTGAATTTGGAATTGAATATACTCATTTATATGCACCTCGTAAATTGAGAGAGTCTGTATATGTTAAAAATCAAGATAATAAAATAAAATATGGATTAGTTGATTTACAAATATTAGATGGAAATGAGGTATCTCCAGAGTTTCACTCTCCAATTTTAGGTTGGGCATATGATGGTAATCCAATATATGGACCATATGGATATACAACCAGATCTGGTGGTGCGATTAGATTAATGAAGTCTGGATATGAGGCAGTAACAGCACTAAACCGCCCTCCTCTTTCATCATATCCTTTAGGATTTTTTGTTGAAGACTTTGAATTTAAAAATTCTGGTGATTTAGATGAGCATAATGGACGTTTTTGTGTAACTCCAGAATATCCTAGAGGAGTTTATGCGTATTTTGCCACAATAAATCCATCCTCAATTGAGAGTTCAGGGCCTTTTGAAGGATTTAAGTCACCAGTCTTCCCTTATTTTATTGGATCGTCATTTAAATCAAAACCAAACGAGTTTAATTATGATATAAGTGTTAATCAAAAAACTTATGATTTTAATACATCTGCTTGTTTTAGAAATACAACTCCATATTCATTAAATGAGGAGAACGCATATTATGATTTCTTATTTCAACCAAATAAAAAAAGAGAGCAATTAATCAATATAACTTCTGTTTCAAGAGGATCTATTGATTCTGTTGGAATTTTAACAGGAGGTAATAATTATCAGGTTGGTGCTGGTATTTCTTTTGACTCTGATTCAGAATTTCAAAAAGCAAAATCTAATGTTTCATCAGTTGGTGGTAAAATAGTCACTAATATTAGCGTAGCCTCTAGCACTATATCTAATTTAGAAATATCCCCCTTCAATCTTAATGGAGAATATATTGCAATTTCAAGTTCTCCTCATAATTTTAGTAATCTCAATTTAGTTTCATTATCAGGATTTAATACTTCAATTGATTATATCAATAGTAGTTTTAATATTGGTGTCAGAACTGAAAGTGTTGCTCTTTCTAAAGATGTTGCTAATACTAATACGACTGGATTGGTTACTTATTTTGGTATTTCTGGATCTGTAAAAACTGATTTACTCGCAGTTAGAGAAAATGATATATTAGGAATCGGAACTGAGAAAGTTCAAGTTTTAAATATTGATAAATTAAATTCTAGATTTAGAGTTTTAAGAGCACAAAAAAATACGGTTAGCAGTGCTCACACAGCAGGGGTGGTAATTACAGAAGATTCTAGAAAATTCACATTCAAATCTTCACCAGAAAATAATGTTAAATTCAATTTAAATAAAGAAATTTATTTTGAACCAAAAGAGGCATTAGGAATAGGAACAATAACAGGAGTTGGTATCGGAACTACAATTTCATTCTCTAATCCTGGTGCTGGTATAACACAAATATTCATACGAACAGAGTCTATATTCCTCCCAGAGCACGATTTAAATACTGGAGATGTCGTAACATACCAAACTAATACAGGTGACGCTATAGGCGTTTCTACGGATGGTATAACGGCATATAGTTTACCAACAGGGGCACCCCTATATGTGGGTAAAATTTCAAATGATTTAGTTGGTATTCAAACTTTCGAGGTTGGAATTGGAACAACTGGAACTTTTGTTGGAATAGCAAGCACAACTAAAACTAGAGGATTATTAAGGTTCACTGGAATCGGAACAGGAACATATCATAGTTTTAAAACTGTAAGAAAAAATGTTGTAAAGGCAGAGGTAAATAGACAAAATGTCACTGTGGCCACTGCTTCAACTCATGGATTATTATTTAACGATACAGTTGCTATTGATGTTCAACCAGGAATAGGAACCACTATTTCTGTTAAGTATAATGATTTTAACAGAAGAATAGTTTTTAATCCAAAAGACTTTACTGCAAGTAATATTGATATTATTAATAATACGATTACAATTTTAAATCATGAATTTAATAATGGCGATAAGGTTATTCATACGTCCACATCATCTTCGGGTGGATTAGAGAATAATAAAATTTATTATATTGTTAGATATTCAAAAGATAAAATTCAACTTACTTTAACAAAATATCAAACAACTTTATTTACCCCAGATGTAGTTGATATTACATCTGCATCTTCTGGAACAATATCTGCTATTAATCCATTAACAGATGTTTATAAAAATAATACTGTTTCTTTTGATCTTTCTGATCCTTCTTTGGCAACTATTGTTGGATTAACTTCATACTCAGCTTTTGATTTAAACATCTATACTGATAAAGATTTTAACACTGAATTTTATAGTTCTGGAGAAACAAAATTCTTCGAGGTAAATAAAATAGGAAGTGTTGGACTTACTAGTGATGCTAAATTAAATTTAAGCGTTACTAAAAATCTTCCAGATATTTTATATTATAAGTTTACTCCTGTTAATTTAAGTGTAATATCTAAGGAAAAAAATGAAATAGTAATTGATAAAGAGGTAGATGGTAATAATCAAATCAATGTAAATGATAGTATTTACTCAGGAGTTTTCAAAGTAACTGGTATTGGTTCAACCACTACATTCAATTATAATTTAATTGAAGCACCAGAAAAATCATCTTATAGTTCTGTAGAATCAAAATTAAATTATATTACAAATTCAAAAACTGCTTATGGTTCCATAGCAGAAATTGAAACAAAATATCGTGGAAATGGATATGAAAAAATTGTTGGCGTGTCCTCAATTTCATCCAATCTTGGAACAAAAGCTATATTAGAACCAAAAAGTGAATCCATAGGAAAAATACTTTCTACAAAAATAGAAAACATTGGATTTAATTATCCAAGTGATAACACTTTAAGACCTGTTGCTAATTTACCAGAAATTTTAAAAATAGAATCATTAACATCCTTTAATGAAATTGGAATAACATCAGCAGGTAAAAATTATACGATAGCACCTAGATTAATAGTCAAGGATGGGTTTACTGGTAATTTAGTAAATGATGTTGATTTAAAATTTGAATTAGGTAAAACAAAAGTTGAAATAATTAAAAATACTAAAGGAATTTATAATACACCACCTCTTTTGATACCAACTGGTAATGTAAATGGTATTGGTATTAATACAATATCTTACGATTCAAGCACTCAAAATGTAACCATTGGATTAAATACTGCTTTTAGTGATGAATCTCCATTTAATGTTGGGGATAAAGTTTTAATTGAAAATGTTAGTGTTGGTGTAGGAACAACAGGATATGGATATAACTCTTCAAAATACGATTATACACTGTTTACATTAACAGACGTTAATGTTCCTCTAGGAGGAGGTGTTGGATTTGTAACTTATAGTTTGGCTGGCCTCTTGCCAGAGAATGAAAATCCAGGCAATCATGATGTTTTAAATTCAGCAGGATCAATTATCCCTGAAAAATATTTTCCACAATTTGATATTAAATTGAAAAAAAATGATTTTATATTAAATGAAGTTGTTTCATCTGGAGTAAAAGTAGGATCTGTAGAAAGTTGGAATTCAACCAGTGAAACTTTAAAAGTTTCTTCAAATTTAAATTTTGATGTTGGAGATTTAATAATTGGTAAAACATCAGAGACGCAAGGAACAATAGTATCAAAAGTTGATTTTGAATCTGAAATCAAATTGTCATCAGGATCAGTTGTTAGATCTGGATGGAAAAATGAGAGTGGATTTATAAGTAATACTCTTCAAAGGATATCAGATAATTTCTATTATCAAAATTTCTCATATTCATTAAAATCAAAAGTATCGATAGACAAATGGGATAGTGCAGTTCAATCTTTAGCTCATCCCTCTGGTTTCCTTAAGTTTAGTGATTTAGTAGTAGAGTCAACTGATAGGGATGTAACAAAGTCTGGTTTAGAAAGTGATCTGTTTATTTTCTTAGATGTTATTGAAGATATAGATTTAAATTGTTATTCAAGTTTTGATTTAGTAACTGAAAATTCATTAAACATAAGTGATAATGAAAAAGCATCAAATCAAATATATTTCAATTCTAGAGTTTTAACTGATTTCTTTGAATCAGTTGGTAATAGGGTTTTAGTAATTGATGATGTTAGTACAGAATTTAGTAGTGATCCAAGGCCAACTAAATTCTCAACTGCTGATGAATTCCCTATTTCCCAGAGATCTAAGAAATTCCTTACTCTTGTAAAAGATGCAACCTTTACTGGTGAAAGACAGACAATGATTGTTTCTCTTTTACAAAATGGATCTGAAGGATATCTCAATCAATATGGTAGAGTTGAATCGGTAACTGATTTAGGAAGTTTTGATTTTGCTGTTAGTGGTAATAATGGACAGTTAAGATTCTTCCCAACTAAATTCCAAAACAATAATTACAACATGAGTGTTGTAAGTTTTGATATAATTGGTTTTGCAAACACCACAGGTATCGGAACAACAACTCTTGGAGATGTTGTTAATATCGAATCTACTCAAACCTCAGTATCTGCTGGAACAACAACCACAATTGTTGGTATTGCCTCTACGTACAGAAGTTCAAAGATAATTGTTCAGATAAATGCTGATAACGGTAGAATGGAATATGATGAACTTAATGTAATTCATGATGGAACAACCGTTGAACTTTTAGAGTATGGACAATTAACAACAGATAATGCAAATAATTTTGGTGGAGCTGGATTAGGAACTTACATTGCATCTATGTCCACGGGTGATATAAACATTGATTTTGTTCCTCAAGCAGGAATAGCAGCATCTGTTGATACAATTAGAATATCAATTGCCAGCACTTTATCAACTGGTATTGGAACTCAACATATTGGAGATGGTGCTTTAAGTTTATCAACCTTAGAATCATCATTTA